CGTCACCCTCGGCTGGCGTCATCCTCATACCGTTCGCTTTGGCCTCATCGGCGGGGCTGTAGTGGCCTTTGGCGACGCTCTGCATATCCGCCTGCGACATGACCGGCGCGTCGTTGCCCAACAGGCCCCCGGTCGGCAGTGGCGCTGGGGGCTGCATGTTCAGCAGACCACCGCCGGGGGGCGCTGGCGCTGGCCCTGGCGCCAGCGTTGACGGCTGCGGCGCCTCGGGGATCGTGGGAGTTGCGTTGGCATCCCACGGCCGCTTGGTCAGATACTCGATCATCGCCTGACTTGTTGGGTCAGGCGGCTGTACCGCGTCCAGGGCCGCATTGCGCTGCTGTCGCACGGTCTGCGCCACATCGGTCAGCGAGGGGGTGGGTGTCAGCGGCTCCATAAACCCCTGGAGAGGCCCCTGGTCCTTGGGCCAGACAAAGGGTCCGACCGGCGTTCCTGGAAGCTGGAAGCTCCTCTGCGGGATTTCCTCAGGCAGTTTGAACGGGGATGGTGCCCACGTTGAGCCTTCACCAGCCCGCCGGGTTGTCTCCGTGTTCACGTCTCGGATCAGGCTCTCAGGTAGCCCGAGCGCCCGCATGGTCTCGGTGCCCAGATCGCCGACGCCACTCAGCAGGGTCAGCGCATCGGCTTTCGTGGTTCCTGCTAAATCGGCGATAGTGCGACCGATCGGCCCGACCGCCTCCTGCATTCCTGGCGGCAACGCAGACCGACCGTCCGGCGCACTGGTGCTGCTCCATCCAGTATCACTGAATGTATCGCTCGCCCCTTGTCGGAGCCGAGTAATGTTGTCGCCGACGGGAATATCGCCAAACGGCCCCTGAATTGGCTTGCCGGTCAACCAGTCCGTGCCCGCATTCTCCTTTGTTGGCAGCGATGAAAACGATGTGTCCAGCACGCCCTTCCGCTGTGGCAGCGGGTCAGGCACGTCCGTTGTGGCTGACTGAGGCGGCGGCTGCCAGTCCGGCAATGGGTCCGGGGTTTCTGCGGCCATTTACTGGTTCCCATACCCGACTTGCGGGCCGCGGCTGCGCGTCGGCGCCTGCTGCTGGATCTGCTGAGAGGCAGCGGGCGGCGGCCACATATGCATGTTGCCGGACGGATCGCGAAAGAACGAATGGTCCGGCAGGCTGGACGCCCATTTCGTGCGTGCTACAGGATCGGCTGCCGTCGTAGCGTCCATCTGCGGCACGAAATCCTTATATTGCTCCCGTGCCGCCAACAACGCCTGCCCGTACGGCATGTAATCCTTGGTGCCGGGAAGATATGTCTGCATCAGGCGGCTCGTCTCGGCGCCGATATTGAGTTGCCGCTGATTCACTTGCTCCAAATAAGTGAGAATTCCCTCGCGCGTGCGCGGGTCTTGCAACTCGCTCGGCGCCATACCCAGGACGAAATTCAGATCCTGATTGGACCGTGGCTCACCGGTGGCCGCCCCACCCTCGCGCAGCGAACGGGTGAGATTAAGGACGCCGTTTCTAAACGCCTGCACGGCGCCAGCCTTCTCTTGCCATGCTTCGGGACCAACCCCGGTCAATGAGATAAGGTCAGCGAGCGATCTGCCGCCGATCTTCATGTCACCAATCCCGGTTGCATCACCGACATTGGCAGACAGCCCGTGCAACAGCTGCAGCTGGTCGATCCTGTCGCTTGCGGCCTGCATCCTATCATTGACGGTCTTGAGCGCATCGGTGCCTCGCGTCTCGCCAGCGGTAGCGTGGGCAAGCGCCAACTCCCGGTCCAGCTGTGCCTGCGCGGCGACCTTGGCCGCCGCCGGTTTGGTAACTTGATTATCGTAGGCCGTCGCGTTCCGATCGTCCTGTTGCTGATAGATGTTCTGTAGCGCGCCGGCGTTCTTTTCGTTCGCCCCCTGGAGGTAGGTGGCGTAGTCCTGATTCGCCTTCTGCGCCTGCTCGTTGGCGGCGTTGACCTGCTTGATGGCGTCGGACGGGTCTTTCATTGTGACATACAGGTCAGCGGCGGCTCTCTTGGCGTTATCAGCGGCCGTGTTGGCCGCCGTCACCGCGGCAAATTTTGCGTTAGCCTCGGCTGGGTTGTCTGGCAGTATGACACCGCGCGCCTGTAGCTCTTGGGGCGAATACGTGACGTGTTCGCGTTCCAGAAATTCGTTTTGCGACACTTGGTCATTCGGCATCTTGTACGTGCCGTCTGGGTTCTTCTCCATAACCAGGTCGTGGCGCGAGGGCTGCGGCGGCGGTGCCGCAGGCGGCGTCGGCGGTTGCTGATCCGGTGGTTGCGGTGGCTGCGGCTGTGGCTGTGCCGATGGCGGCTGTGGCTGCGGCGGGGTTACAATCGGCCCCACGACGGCCGACGGCGCGACTCCAGTCGCCAACCCCGGCGTGGGTGACTGCAGCGCCGCACCGATGCTTGGGGCGCCACCGGTCGGTGCCGCGGGTCCAGCAGCAAGCACGGGCGCGGGACCGCCGCCACCTGCCACACCCCGGCCCGGCACCACGTAGCCGGCGGTGCTCTTATCAGGCGGCAGCGCGACATCGCCTATGGAGGGCGCCCCAGCCGGGGCTGTGGGGGCTGCTGGCGGCCCTCCCGCCGCTGTGGCAGTCCCTGGCGGCTTGAACGGCCCCACGGCCCCCCCAGGGGCAGCAGCGGGCGGCTGGCCACGCTGGTTCAGCGCCAGCGCCTCGGGGATCGGCGTCGCGCCGGGGAAGCTGCCCGGACCGTAGATGTTGCCGAGCACCCGCTGCGTGCCAGGTGGCAGATCGCCATACTTGCTGCCGCCCTTGATCCACGCATCGGTCGCGCCGGGCCCGCGCGCATACGCCATCGAGGCCAGGAACTTGTTCCCGCCATACTGCTGCTGGAGGTCCGTCCAGTGGCCCGCGCCGACCGTCAGCGCCAACTGCGGATTGCCATTGATATCGGCCGTGGTGTATTTGGTGCCGTGCTTGGCGTTGTAGTCGTCCAGCGCGCCCTGCCCCATCTGCATGATGCCGAACGAACCGCCGCCCGGGTCTTGCATGTTTGGGGGCACCGCCGCCTGGCCGCGGCTTTCGTTCCACTTGTGCGCCGCCAACAGTTCGACTGGCATTCCGGTTTGGGCGGCCGCGGTCTGCACCATCTTCTGCATGTCGGGCGGCAACTGCGCGAGATAGGACCATCCCGGCTGCGGGTCGGTCGGATAGTTGCCATCGCCGGCCACCGATGCGCCGCCGCCACCAGGACCACCGCCGGGCGGGCCACCCAAACCGCCCGCACCGCCGCCGAACAACGGCGGCAGCCCGAGCCGGCCCTGCATCTGCATCAGCGGCACCAGCGCAGCCAGCGCCGCGGTGCGGTTCTTCTGCTGCTCCAGCCCAAGCTCAGCCATCTTCTCCTGTGCGCCCAGCGCGTATTCTTGCTGTCCAGCCTGCGTGGCCTCGCTGCCCAGCAGTCCCCTCTGGGCTCCCTGCAGGCCGCCCGCCAGTGCCTCGCCGGGGGTGGAGAACCGGCCAGCGCCCAGCAGCCCGATGCCGAAATTCAGCAGCGCCTGCTTGCCCATCTGCTGCCGCAGTTCCGCCGGGGCGCCCGGCAGCGAGCCGCCACCCAGTGCCAGTCCGATCCGAGCCGTCAGGTCCGGACCCTGCGATGGGTCGTTGCTGTATTGCGACGCCGGCGGTTGCACCTGCGGCAGCTGCACCTGCTGGCCCTGGCCGGATGCCGCCGCGATCTGCTGCTGGATCAGCGCCTGGATCGCCGCGTTGAGGTCGGGCGGCGCCTGTGGCTGGTTGTTGTTGCTTCCGCTCATCCGAGGAGCCCCTGACCGCTGCGCCCGCGGCCTTTGCCCTGCATCGCCGCCAGCATCAGGTACTGGGCGAGTTGGTTGCGATTGGCGTCCGCGCTGGCCAATGCCGAGGCGCCGCTACCAGCGCCGGCGGGCGACATCGTACCGCCCTGGACGGTGCTGGAGACAGTCCTGGAACCCTGCATCGGATCGGTGGTAGTGCCGCTGCCGCTCTTGAGCGCATCGCTGAGTTTGCCCAACCCCTGCGACAGCCCGGCCCAGTTCATGCCGCCGCCGCCGCTGCCGCCGGCCACTGGATCGCCGGAAAACGACGCACCTCCTCCGGTCGCGTTCGCGCCGCTGGGCGCGTAGTAGGTGTTGCTCTGCGAGCCAGCATTCGGGTTCAACCCGGTCATGTCCGGGGTGAACGTGTCTTGCGACGACGTTCCGTAATTGGACGGGTCGGTGAAGCCGCCGCCGCCGCCGCCCAGGCTGCCTAACCAGTCAAGAATTGACATATCTCAGCCTCCCAAGCCATGTCACACCAACCCCGCGATTGACGATACCAACCCGACGCCCTGGCTGACCTGGTTAGCCAGCGACGGCGTGCTCGTGTTGGTCGATGTGCCGCTGCTGGTGCCCTGGCTGCTGTAGTTGTACCCGTAGGGCACGCCGGAGACGGAACTGAGCAGCGTCTGCAGGTTCTGATACGGCGCGTTGGCCTGCTCATACCAGTTGCCATAATTCGCGCTGTCCAGCGCCTGCTGATACGCCTCCTGCTGCTGCCCGGCACTCTGCAACAGCCCCGCTTGCTGCACCGATGCGTTCTGCTGCGCCGTCAGCAACCCCGGCAGGTTCTGTGCCGAGGTCAGCCCGGCGGCCAGGTTCTGGTTGGCGATGCCCTGCCCAGCCTGCTGCGCCCCGGCGTAGCCTGACTGCAGCTGCCCGGCGAGCGTGTTGGCCGCGCCGTAGCCTTGCTGCTCCAGCGCCTGGCTGACCGGCATCGCCGCGTTGTAGCCCGAGCTCAGCAGGTTGCCGATGTACTGCGCGCCAGACAACGCCGCCTGCGACTGCGCGACGCCCTCCTGCACGCCCTGCCGGGTACCGCCGAACGCCCCGGCCTGATTGGCCCCCGCGCCGATCGTCTGCAGGTTCTGCGCGAGCGATTGCGCACCCAACTGCAGCGTCGGGTTCACCACCTCGTTGAGGTAAGGCGACATCAGCGACGCCTGGTTGGCGGCGATCTGCTGCGATCCGGTCCCCTGGCCCATGTAGTTGCCGAGCAAGCCAGCGCTCGGGTTGACCACGCCGCCGAGGTAGTTGCCGTACAGTTGGTTGCTGAGTTGATTGATGCCGCCAGCGGTCTGCGGCGCAAGTTGCCCGAGCATGCCCTGGTAGGCATTGCCCGTCGCGTTGTAGGCGCCCATGCCCTGGCCCTGCAGGCCCTGGACAGCACTGTAATACTGGTTGGTAAGCGCCGAGGGATCGGCGACCATCTGGCCGGTGTATTGCGGCGCGTAGTTCTCCGACTGCAGCTGCGAGGCCGCCGACACCGCCTGCTGCGATGCGCTGTCCAGCCACGACGGCAGCTGCACACTGCCGCTTTGGTTGCTCGCGCTGCTGGAGGTTGTGTTGGTGCTGCCTCCCTTTGAGCCACCGGACATCAGCGCAGATCCTTGGTGAAGGTGTACATGTGCGGTCTCCAGCCATAGGGCGCGGCGACACGGCCCCAGCCACGACGGCCCGCTGCGGTGGCCACCGCGCAGCCCTCGCCGCGCGCCCAGTCACTGATCGATGCATCAAGTGCCAGGCAGTCCGGCAGCGACCCCGAAATGACCCAGTACTGACATGCCTTGAACTGCGGATACTCCAGCAACTCGGTCAAGATTGTGCCGTCGCCGTGGGTCCAGAACTGCGCCTTGTTGGCACGAACCAGTGCCACGACGTCGTCAAGCGTGTGCGTCCCGCCGCCGTAGCGCAGCGATGCCTCGAAGCGGTCGCGCTTTTCCTCGTTTGAAAGGCTCATCCCAGCAGCCCCTTGACCCGTCGCCGCAAGGCATCCGCCATCGAGACCACGCGCGCCTTGCCGGCGATGTCAGTCGCTTGCCTGGCGGCTGCTGGAACGGCAGCCGGAGACGCGACTTCCTCGTGCAACACGTCCCCACGCTTGTTGACGCCCTGGACTACTGCAGGAGCACCGGAACGCACGGCCTCGGATTTATGCTGCTGGTACCCGAGCAACTGGTGCATGAGGCCGTTGTGCACGCGCGGCGCGGTGGCGAAGGCGTGGGCATGCGCCGGCACCGACGTCACCAGCGTGCCTTCCGGGCGGTGCACGGTGTGCAGATGGCTCGGAAGCTGGGCTGGCAATTTGGTGCCGGGCGCGAAGAAGGCTGTGGTCTTGGGATTGCGCGCATCCGCTACCGCGGCGACCTGCGCCCTCGCATCCCGCGGCGGCTCGGGCAGCGTGCCGCTCATGCGTCCACCGTCAACACGCCGGAGAGGGTGAGATAGGCGCCGCCGCCGATACCGACCGACCACCAGGTGGACAGATCGCCGTTTGGTTCGGCCTTGACAACGCCGAACGCATACGACTCCGCCGGCGTAAACGTTGCGACCGGGCCGGTCATCCACTGTTGGCGACCGGGCCGATAGCCGAGCGGGAGCACCCCGAAGCGTACGATGCCGGTGCCTGGATCGATCCCGCCGCCTTGCGGCTGCAGCGCGCCCTCCAGCTGCACGCCGAACGGCGTCAGGCGATAGCGCAGGATGGAGAACCAGCCCGGATCGGCGACAAAGGCCTGCCACGCGCCGATGTCGGTGACTGGCCCCGCCTCCAGCTTTGCCACCCGCTGCTCCAGCAGCGCCAATTGCTCGCGGGTTGCCATGTGCGACGCGATCTGCGCCAGCCGCTGGTCGACGCTGCCGCTGATCGGCGCAATGAATGGCGAGACCGGTTGCGTGATGCCGCTCATCTCCGACCGCCCAACCGCGTCTCGAGCCGCGTCCTGCCAAGCGCCCAGGCGGTGTCCGCGGTGCCCTCGAGCCGCATCCGCACGCTGCGGCCGGAGAACCGCACATCCATCAACCCGTCATGCACGACGGTATAGAGACCGGTATCCCACTCCACCGTATCCAGCGGCTGCTCGCGGAGGAAAAAGCGCCAGCCGAACGACGGCGCGTTCGGGTCGGTGACGCCGTCCATAACCACCTGCGTGCAGTGCCAGCGTCGGTCGCCCTCGCCCATCGTGATGCTGCCAGTCTCGGCATACACCGCGCCGGTCGCTGCCAACGGCGCACCGTTGTCGGTCGTGCCGTACTCATGGAAATAGAGGCTCGCCTCGGTGCCCAACGGGCCGCCAAGGATCGGATGGTCCATCACGCCAAGCCGGTCGGCGGCGGTGCGGGACCGTTGGCCGATCATCCAAAAGCCCTGATTGGTCGCCCCGTAGTTGACCATGCTCGATACGCCGTAGTTATAGACGAGATAGCGGTTGCACTCCGTGCTGCCCTCGTCAGGCCAGTCCCACCACAACTCGGCGAATTGCGGATTGACGCTGCCGAACAGCTTGCCGTGGCCGCCGATGTTGAGCAGCGAGAAAAACCAGTCCTTTACGTCGCAAGCCAGAGGTTGAGCGTTGCCGTTCCAGATCCACCAGTTCTGCAAACTGGGCCACACCGCCATCGAGCCGATGGAGACCGGAGCGCGCAGCGACAGTGGCCCGCAGCCCGCCGCGACCTGGACGATGCCATAGGCGTAGGGCGGCCCGACGTAACTCATCAGATGCAGATCGTTGGACGTGAAAATCAGGATGCCCTGGCTGACCTTCAGTGCGCTTTGGACGCGCGCCTGCGTCACCAGGATCTTGCTGCCGGCCAGGTTGGCCACGCCGGGGGTCCAGACATGATACGCTTCCTGGTCACTCCAGGCGACGTTGCGCGGATCGCCGCCGGCACCCAGCAGCACGACCTGCCGCTGATCGGTGACGATCACCGCCTGGTTCATGGTGGGCGCTTCGGCGATCAGCAGTGCGGGCACAGTGGGCGTGCTCGGGTCCCACATGTAGAGATGCCCGTCCTGGGTCGGCACGAACAGCAGTTGCTGGCCGAACGTGTCCATCGACCAGATGTCACCCATGGTGCCGCTGATGTCGGTGGGGCCGATGTCGGTGGGGTCGCGCGAGGTGCCGTAAGCATCGGTGCCGTAGTCGCCCATGCCATAACCGACCAGCGCGCCGGGCGGCTCAAGCGGTCCGACGCCGGTGGGGGTGATGTCGGTCAGCGTCTGCAGGTCGAAGTTATAGGCATAGAGGGCGGTGTCGGTGCCGATCGCCGCCCAGCGGGTATAGGCGTTATCGTGCCAGGTCAGGATGTCGCGGATTGGGTCCGGCACCAGGGCGACCGGCAGGGCGATGTTGCCGCCGATCGGCTGCAGCACGCCGCCGCGCCAGCGGATGTTATTGCAGTCCCACCACCTGCCAGGTGTCGCCTCTGGCGTGCCGTTGCGGACCACGCCAGGCGGTGGGGCTTGTGGCAGCCGGGGCATCAGTGAGGCCCGCGGATCGGCGCCTGCTGCAGGCGCGGGTGTCGTGCGGCCGGCGCGAACAGCGCACGCAGCGCCGCCAGTTCCTCGCGGATGATGGCGAGTTCGTCCGGCTCATCCTCAGTAACACGCGGGGCGGTGGGCGCGGCCTGCGCCGTCACGCGCGCGACCGCCTGATTGCCAGCATAGATGATCTTGGTGATGCAGATGACCGGCGACAGCACCGGGAACCATGCGCTGGAACCGCCCAGGTAGATCGTGTGCTGGTGGCTGCCGTCCGCGTAGATGCCAAGCTGCAGGTTGCCGGAATAGCTTACGTTGTGGGTGTGGTAGCCATCGGTTGGGATGCCATGGACATGGCCTGGATCGGTCAGGGTGATGCCGGTGGCAGCCGCGGCGGTCACATTGGAAATGTAGGTACTGCCCACGTTCGCGCCACCGGCGTTGATGTAATTGGAACTGCTGGCGCCAATGGTGTAGTCATTGAAGTTATGTGTGTGTGTCGGGTCATTGAGCGTGATCCCGGCGTAATTGCCGTACGTGGCCCCGGTGTGGCTGTGATTGCCCTGCCCATCGGTGGTGTGGTTGTGGTTGCCGCCGGGCGCGGTGGCGCCACCATGGCTGTGGTTGCCCTGCACGTCGGTGGTGATCGCGTAGTTCGGCAGGTGCGCCTGGGCGATCTGATTCGCGACGTTGCCGACGGTCTGGGTGAAGCTGAAGCCGTAACTCTGGCCATTCCCGTCGATCATGGTGCCGGGACCGACCGAGGCGCGGCCGATCGGGTTGGGCAGCGCAAAGGTGGTGGAACCGTCGCCCACGCCCCACGACGTGCCGACCACAGCGAATAGCGCCGAGTAGGTCACGCGGCTAATCAGCCGGCCGTCCGCGATCAACCAGCCAAGGGGTGCCTGCGGGCCAGCGAAATCAACCATCATGCCGATGGGCGCGGCAAAGCCCATGTACTGGTCGATGCTGGTGAGGTTGACGTTCCACTTTTGCCCCCAGGTGTCTCGGCTCGCGCCAACCTCCGGCAGCGTCCACCCAAAGTTTTGCGTATAGGTGTCGGGCATCAGCGGACTCCGGGCGGCGGCTTCTGCACGGTCGGCGGACTGGGCAGCGTGGTCTCGCTGCTGTCATCGGCAATCGAGACGTAGTAGCTGCCGGACGGATCGTAGGGAATGCGCAGCGTGTCCGGCTTCACGACGATGCCGTGGGCGCCACCCCAGCGTCCCACCCGCAGCCAGTAGTCGTAATGCGTGCCGGTGGACCACGTCTCCAGACCAGCATGAGGTCTGGGTGTGCCGAACGGTGTGCGGGGACGGATGTATTGGCCGCGGCACGGCACCCACTGCGGATTGAGCGCGCCACCGGTGGCGCCTTGGGTGAGGCTGGCGGCGGTGCCCGAGGTCAGCAGGCAGGTGGCCGAGACGTCGGCCTCCACGGTCGCCCCAGACGGCGCCGAGGCATAGGTGAGGGTGGCGGCCGGCCCGCTCGCGTGCGTGGTGACGACGAACGCGGTGCCGCTGTAGGTCACCGTGCAGGTGGCTGTCATCGCGGTGTTGAGCAGGGCCGCGCAGGCGGCGAGCGAGGCCGCGCCGCTGAAGTTGACCGGACCGATTTCGCTGACGACGCCATTGACGTCGATGTTGAAGCCGCCGGCGGTGATGGCTTGCAGCGCGGCGAGCGTGCCGCCCACGGTGGGGCCTCCGGTGAGGATCGCGGCGCTCGATGCGCCCGCAACCTGCATCTGGCCAGCTAAGGTCGCCATCAGGGGTTCCTCACGCCGTTGTCGAGTTGGTTGATGGCGCCCAGGGCGGCGGCCCAGAACGTGTCCCACTGGTTTTTCAGCATACCCACGGCGTAGCTGTAGTCGCTGCCTTTCAACCCTGGCGTCGTGGGATCGGCGGCGACGCCGAACAGCGTGCCGTCCTCGAACTCGGTGCCGGTCACGCCGTCGAAGCCCGCTTCTGCCTGCGCCACCGCGGACCCAAGCCGCTCGATGGCTTCGTTGACGGTATAGAGGTCGGCGACCGTTTGGTTGGTGAGCAGGCCAAAACTGGCGCTGTTACTGATGACCGTGGTTGTCATGTGCGTGGCTCCAGCATGGTGAGGAGGGCATCCACCGCTTCCTGGGTGCGGCCTTGTGCGTTCAGTGACCTGGCCTGCGAGAAGTTGAGCGAGGTGGCGCTCTGGCTGATGACGCCCGCGCGTGACGGCGGGGCCGGCGGATCGGGAACGCCGCCATCGGCCAGCCATTGCGAATACACGGCGCGGTCGCGGTTGGCGGGATCGTCGGGCACATACGCCTGGTCCGCCGTTCGGATCACCGTGGGGCTGTGGGTGAGTTGGTATTCTGCCATGGTGTCCTCAGAGGTCCGCGCTGGCGGTAAAGCTTAAGCTCTGCGAACTGAGATCAGTGTTGGCAGAACAGTTTGTTTGAATGTACACCGCGCCATTGCCGCGGGGGCCTATGCCTGCGGTAGGTGCGGCGGTGTTGCTGTCCACGACGACAGTCGTTGTCGGATTGGCGCGCATCCACACCGGAAGCGGCAACGTGGTATAAAATATATTCCCCGCACTTCCAAAACCGGAAAC